TAAAGATGGATATGTGCAACGTTGGGTTATCAATGCTGTAGAAGAAGCCTTTAATGAATTTTTGAGTTTTGATGCTGTGTCCTTTAACCAGACACTTTCATTAGGGCAATTTTATAGAGCAGCAATAGCCATTGATGGTGTGGACTACATTTATATCAGTGTTTTTAACACAACTTCCTCAGGACTTGCTGCAAACCATAGACTACTGTCAGGACCAACAGGTCTGTTGCATAAAGCAGCAGATTTTGTGTTAGTACCCAATGGTGGAATTACTGGGTAACTATGGTCACCACATCATTTACCCTAAGAAAGACAAGTGCCGAACGGGGTTCTTATCTACAAAATAATGGCAATGACTCGTTACTACGAGCAGATATTTTTGTAGTTGACGCTGCAACCCCATCAACCAATAACAGTTTTACTGCGAATGTACTTAGTGTTAACGAAGTTATGCTTTCTTGGGAATTGTCATTTTTGTTTTCGGCTTCCGCAGGTTTAGATGGTTATGGTGTTAAAGAAATAGCAATTGTTAGTTCCCCTACGGGAGAACCTATAACTTATAAAGATGGCTCAGTAGTAACTACGGTTTCTAGTGATACCACTACAACTTTTACAGACATTGCTAGAGTTTCTGCTGGTAGGTGGATTTATTATTCTTTGTTTATTAAATATTCTGATTTTGCGGCAACTCCCACAGAATGGTATGAACGTGCGGCTACTTTATATGTACAGATACCTAAAGAATACAACTCCATTAATAATCTTTGGGCGCACATTCCTGAGTACTATAGAAATCTAGATTATGAGTTGTCTAACACACCTTTGTACAACTTTTTAGAGTTGTTTGGGTGGGAAATAGATAGAACTAGGACGCTTATTGATTCTATTGGGTTGTCTAATGACCCTACTTTAGCCGTTACCCCTGCATTACGAGAATTGGCTTACGAAACAGGTCTTGAGATAGACATAGATGTTTTAGGAACTACTAAAGCACGTAACTTATTAAATAATATTGGGTCATTGCGTAGACGCAAAGGAACCGTAGAAAGTATTGCTTCATATCTTTCTGCAATTGCTGGTAGCGAAGTAACTTACACCGTTACAGGAACTGGTGCATCTGCTTCCCACAACTTTAAAGTACACAATCAAAGAATCAACTTTGCTGCGGACCCAACATTCTTTAATGCAACGTACACAACCACTACAGGTGTAGGTGCTACTAACCGTGTTGGTTTAACCAAAACTGACACATGGGGTGTTTATTCTTATGGGGACACAGGAACTACAGGGGCTAGTGCTGTTTCTGCAAATGGCACGTTGACAGTTAAAAATGTGGGAACAGGAACAATACAAGTACTTGTCTACCAACGTACTGCGTTTCCATATTACCAAAGTGCTTTTCTGTATGCAGGGTTTACCCCAACACTGTCAGCGGGTGCATCTTTTAATAACTTCCATGTATCAACACCTGCTAAACAAGCATCATGGGAGTCTAATGTAACAGGCGGAAGTGTTCCTTCAAGTTTGTACTTTGACACTTGGAACACAGTTGCTCAACCACTGCCAGTAAACAACCTGTATCCCAATGAGTTAATGTTTGAAATAGACCCAAACAGTACAGAAACTACAACTGTAAATGTTATTCCTGTACTACATTTTTCACTTGATGCAGGTGCCACTATAACTCTTGAAAAATTGTTAGTTGAACCTTACTCAATTAATGAATATTTTGATGGAAACAGTAATGAAGGTGGTTTAATCCCAGAGTTAACTGGTTTTGGAAGTGGTGCCTCTGACTATCGTTGGGCATCTTCTCCAAACGCTTCATTTTCTTATTACCTCTTAGACTACAAGAGAGTGTTTGAAGTTTCGCAAAACATCATTAGAAACTACGTTGCACCTGTCACAATCAAGGATAACGTAAACGTAACGTTTAATTATTACCACGGAGCATAAATGGATTACATACTTGGAGCACTAGCAGTTTACAAAATTACACATGTGTTAGACACCCTTACACCCAAAGAAGCGATGCCTTGGGTTAAAGTTGTTTTTTCTCTCTTGGTCAGTTTCATCTTCTCCTTTATGTTGGGACTGCCCGATATCTTTATTGCAGGTTGTGCAATTGCCACCCTTGCTGGTACAGTGCATGCGTTCCTACGCTTGATGGTACTTGTGGGGGACATGGCACAACGAAAAGTATTGAGGTAAAAAATGACACATTATGGAATTGTAGGTGGTGGCGAACACCCAGAAAACATTATTGAAGACTGCTTAAAAGATATCTACAGTAATGACGCAGACCACATCCTGTATTTGAATTGCCGTAAAGGTGCTTCAGAATCTGAGAAGCGTGTGTACACCTATGTACTGGACAACAACATTCCGTTCTTGGCAGTATCTCAAGATGGTTCAGCCCCTAAGGTTCTTGTTGAAACAGCCGATTACATTGTGGATGGTGGAGACTCAGCAGACGTTACTATCATTAAAGAACTTGCCGCTAATGCTGGCACCCTTCTTATCCTTTGGGATGACGTAGATGAAAAGCGCATGAATCGTTTAGTGGTTGCTGCTACTGACTTAGGCGTTAACGTTTTGGAACTGAGCAATGGACTTACTCCGTTTGTGATTGACAATGAAGTTGAAGAACCAACCATTACAGAAACACCCACACCAAAAGCAGAAGTGGAATTAGAACCACTTACTCGTGATGAGTTGGGTGACATGACTATTGGCCTTTTGAAGAAGGCTGCATTTGCACAAGGAATTGCTGACGCAAGTGGAATGTCTAAACAAGAGTTAGTAGATGTCTTAGTAGAAGATGAGCCTATTGTGTCTGCTGATGTACACGTTCCAGCAACACCACTTGCCATGGTTATTTGGCATGATAATGGCATCTTGCATAATGCAAGCATCCCTCTATCAAAGGTTCAAGAACTACTTAGTTGAGGCAGTTAGTTGCCATTGCCACTTCTTGTGCATATCTTCACGCTCTGCCAAGAAATTAGCAATACCCTGTTCATTGGCTTTAACAGCCGAAGCAAAAGCCTTGCCGATTGTCACGAGGACACCCTCATTGACTTTTAGCAGGGCTTTTGCCATTGCTTTGGGATTAGGTGCCACTTCAACACTTTCAACTGTCCTGAGGTCAATAAACTTGCTCAAAGTAAAAGGTGCGTACTCATCAAGTTTGCGCAGGTCTTCAGCAATTGGGTCAATGCTGGAATAAACATCTTCATAGATGTCAGCAAACAAAGAATGATATTGACTGAAGTCAGGACCTTCTACGTTCCAATGGTATCCATGGGCAACAAAGTACATGGTGACAGAGTCAGCCAGAAAAGTTTTAAGGTCGTTGGTAAGAGCACTCATTAGCAATCCCACTTTCTAAGAGATTTGTTAATGCGGGAGTCAGGGTCTTTAGCAGTTTTGGCTGAAGTATTTTTAGCCTTCATGCCTTCCATGCGGTCACAAAAAGACTCACGGCGGGCTGCTGACTTAGGGGACTTCTTAGCCTGCTCTTTAGACACAGGCGGTTTAAGGTCACTACCAGGGTTGGCTTTTTCGTAGGACTTGCGACCCTTTTCGTTAAGACCACCCTCTTTGTTTTTGCCTTCTTTGCGTTGCCACGCTTCAGATTTTTTAGCAGCCATTAGTCTTCACCTTTGCTTCTACCAGCAAAATAACCACCAATGATACCAATAAGGCCAACCAAAGCGTTTTGCACTAAAGCAATTGCATCTGAGTTGGTTGCAAACTTCTCACCTGTAGAAGCCTGCTGTGCAAGCATTGAAGCGTATTCGCCAATAACAACTAAACCAATAAACCCTAAAATGCCTAAAGTTATATAAACCATGAGTTTGTCTTTAATATTCATTATTTTTTCTTAGCAGGTGCTTTTTTAGTATCAGCCTTTTTAGACTTCTTTACAGCGCCTTTGCCAAAGAGTGGGTTTTTCTTGTCTGCAATACCGCAACCACATTCTTTACACATAGTTATTTTTTACCTTTCTTGGAAACAGCCATGTTATCAACAAGGTTTGGATAGGGACGACCCGCTTTTTTAGCACGAGCCTTTGCCTCAGATTTTTGGTCTGGGGTCAATTTTTTATCTTTTTTAGAAGGGTCTGGTGTATCCCAAACTTCTTTTTTCTTTGATGCCATTACTCAGGACTTTCATGATTGCAGTTATCGCCTGTGCACTCTTTAAAGTGCCATCCACCCGATGTGGCTTCTGCTCGGCGGAATTCAAGGTTACGCTTACCTAATGCTGTTCCCGTCATAAGGTGCTTGCCACCAGTGTTAAAAACATGGTAATTAAGGAAGTTAATTCCTTTGGTTACACCTGTGTCTTCAAGGTGGTGGACATCCCCATCTTGGGAAATATCAATGGATTCAGGTTCTTGATTCATACACCCATTATAGCGTTGCGTATGCCCTCAGGTGGGTGTACACTTACAACCCCTACGGAGGTACCACATGACTACTAAACGCCCCTCAAATCGCTTCTCAGGGCCCTTTCTGGCTATTCCACGATGGGTACTGCAATACCTGAATGATGATGGAACTACGGCGCTCGTCCTTATGCACTTGTGCTGCTATTTGGATGCCGACCAAAATGTCTGGGCTAGTTACAACACCTTGGCAAAAAACTCAGGATTAAGCCGTAGCACGGTCATTAGGGCAATACAGAAACTGTGTGAAATGGGTGTGCTCATCAAGACAAAACGTTCCAAAGATGGACGCAATTCACCCAACATTTACTCCATGAATTTTAACAATCCAAACACCTTCAAACTCCCTAGTGGTGTCACTGGTGCTACCACCCCCCTAGTGTCTCCCCTGACACCAGGTGGTGTCACCCATGACACCATAGGTGGTGTCACCCATGACACCCCTAACAAGAGTAAAGAACAAGAAGAAAAGAACAAGAAAGGATTTGAGAGGATTGACCCTAGGTTGATGTCATGAAACCACGACAGCAAGATGATTGGGGCACAGCAATTGGAAGTGACCCCGACAGCCCAAAAGATTCTCTAGTCCCCAAGAAGAAACCCCGCCAAGATTCCCTAACAGGTTTGGTTTATTATTTTAGTAATGCAATGCCATTAGAGACCATGGCTCGCATTGGGGCTCCCGTGAATGGACCCGCTCTGATTAAGGGGTTTAAAAAACTTGTTGAAGCAGGCTTTACACACGAGGATATTCGTGGCATGATTGACACCTTCGCTAGTAAGTTGCGGACGAAACCTTTAAAGCCAGAGTTACTGGCTTGGCGTGTATTC